TGCAGTCTTGAAATTTACCACTATAAACTGCATCCTGTCCTTTTCCTAGTAAACGCGTGGCAGTATGCACATTGATTGTTGGCATTTTAATGCCTTCTAGTCCTTGCTCCAAATCAATCAATGGACATATGATTTCTTCCTCATTGCTATTTTGGGAATCTGGAATATCTATGACACAATCATGTGAATCATTTTCTACTTCAACAATTTCCGGTAATTCGTTGCATGAGAAATTATTATGAATCATCTGAATTTGATTCTGAATCTCATCCTTCTCACCATTATTAAATGCGCTCATTCTTGATTCTATGTTTTGGTTTTAGTTGTACCATAATATGATATAACTAAAAGCATTTCAATTTTTTTATAAATTCTTGAGGATTTAAGCATTCCATTGATAATTATTGAATGGAGATAATAAAATTTCATCTATTTTACCTTTCCAATAATCCACTCGTTGTTCCATAGCAATATCTTTCTTTGTCTTTGGATAAGGACTTGTATTTTGCATCATCTCCTCTTCTTCTGATGTTATTGGGGGTTTATAACCATAACAATTCACACCAAATCTTACAAGGGGATTTGCAATATAACCACCATTAACACCTGGACGTCCACAATCATTTTCATGACCTGGTATAGTCTGCAAAGTATCAAATGTTTGTTGTTGAGTTGGAAATAATGCCATTTGCTTATCAGACCATCCATAATTACACCATTGACCACCATTTTCATAAGAATCCTCTATTTGTTGATAAGTAGCTAATTCACCATCATAAGCCTTACATAATGCCTTAGCATCTGCATAACCATAATAATTACCAGGAATATTAAATACTTCTTTCCTTCTAGAAAAGGAAACATTAGGTATTTGTTCCTCTGTTACTTCTACTTGAATTTGTGGCTCTCCTGAAAATAAATTTTTAATTGAGGCTACAATATCAATATTGAAAAAATATTGCAAACCATTAATGAAAACTAATAAGACAAAAATACCAACAGCAACAATTATTAATGTTTTACTTGCTGGATTATTTTCCGAACTGTCATTTTGCGAATCAAACATCCCACTATTATTATTGGCGTTTTTATTTCCTAAAGATAGAAAAATTATAATATATAAAACAATTACAATACCAATGATAATAAAAACACTAGGATTTAATAAATATGCATTTATATAATCATACATATTCTGTATTTCTGTTATAGAATTTGTTGTGCTTACTTCCATATATATATATTATATATTATTGACATTCATTTTTCTATAAAAAAGACAATATGCTTTTGGATTTATTAATTTGTTAATGTCTTTTACTTCTGAAACTTCACGGTCATTGTAATGATACCATTTTCCATTTGCATTTTTAACTGATGCAGTATAATGCCCACCACTCACTGCACCGCTATGATAACATACACCATATAAATTATAAATATATTGCTCTTTCTTATATCCTATTGCATATTTTGATAAGTCTAAATTTTCAATTGGAAAATCAACTAATATTTGATTTTTACGATTATTTGAATTGAACCTTTTTAGGTCTATTGCCATAATACTAGGAAAACTCCAATATGAAATCTCTTTCTTAACATCTTGTTTTTTATTCGTTGTTTCATTAAACCACGCATTTTCTCCTTCTAAAATTTCACCACTAACATACAAATCAAAACAATCTAATAAAGTTGGTGACTTGTTATTTTCTGGAATTGGTAAATTTATCATAAAATAGGGCTCTGGAGTTGAACTTAAAACTTCATTTGTTTCAATAGATTTAATTTGTGATACATGCATACCATAAAATATATTCCATATTTCTGAATAATCCTTCTTATACATATCCTTTATTTTTTCAAAACATTTTATTGCTAATCTATCTGTATCATTTTCTACATCACCATTTATTGTCATCGTCACTTCTCTAGATAAAGAATTATGAAAACAATCTATTATAAATATTAAAAATTCAGGCAAGTCGTTTTGTGCATAACCTGTAAATAATTCCATATCTTTTATAGTTGCCAATTTATGAATTGTATTGATGAATTTACCTGGCGAAATAATACAATTATCCTTCCACATCATTTTACGAAGTTCATCCCACTCTAATAAAAGTGCACTATCATATACATTTTTTATTTTATTTTTATATTCTTCATTATTCAAAAAATTATTAAATTCATAAGTATGCGATAAAATTTGAAGACATGAATTAATATAACATGTATTGCCTAAATTTACTAATCCAGTTAGTCCTTTATTTTTATATTGTTTAAATTCTTGCATTCTTTGCATCTATTTATTTATTATATAGAAATATACATTTAAACATATTTTTTTAATATTTATATATTTTATGTTTAATAATACACAGTTTACTAATAACAATAATTTCTCTCTTTCATATGACCAAAGAAGGTTAATAAATATGTACCAGGGATATTATGATAATATAAATCGTCAAATAGATGAACTTTATAGAGCACAAAATGAAATAAGAGAATCTATTCATTACATTTTAAGAAATCCTAGTAGTGTTAATTCAAATACTTCTAATAATTCAAATACTTATAATACTAATGAAAATAGTGAAAGAATTTATATTGATGGAAGACCATATATTTTAGAATATCAACATCATTTTATTCCTAATAGAAGAACTCCTCAAAACGCTGACATATCAAATAACAATTTTTCATCAGATATATCAAATAACAATTTATTTACACAATTTTCTGGTTTGGATTTTCTGCAAAATTTTTATTCTAGTGTTGCGATTACTCCTACTCAACAACAATTGGCAGATGGTACTATTATTTGCTCTTTCTCTCAAATAATAAATCCTATCAATACTAGTTGTCCTATTTCTTTAGAAAGATTTGAAGAAAATTCCAATGTTACTCAAATTAGAGGTTGTGGTCATATTTTCTCTACTAATAATATTCAATCTTGGTTTAATAGTCATTCTAGATGTCCTGTGTGTCGTTATGATATTCGTGATTATGTTTCATTATCTACTAATTATGAAGATTCAGTTCCTGAAAATAGTAATAATTATAGTCAACAAAGGGATGGCAACTCCTCTTCTTCTAACATTTTTAACTCTCAAAATATGGATGAAGAGAGAAATAGTAATTCAAATAATCCTATTAGAAATATAACCTCTAATTTATCAAGTTTATTAATAAATCAATTTCTTCGTAGTTTTAATACACAAGCTGCATCAAATAATTTAACTTATAGATTTGATTCTTCAAATAATCAACTCTTTTTTGAAACATTTTTGGATTGAAACATTTTTGGTAATCTAGAATAATTATGAAAACAATATAAAATTATATTGTATTGTTTTTATAATAAAATGAATAGACGCACAAAAAGAGACCATGATAATAACGAATCTAGCGAATCTAGTGAATCTTCAGATAATGAAGAAAATAATGTGATTAAAGAAAATGCTGAAAATGATACAAATATGACTTATTCTGGAATGATAATAAAATCTGCTAAAACAGGTATATGCATTGTTTATGATGCAACTAAAATTTATTTATTATGGACAATTCTCCATTATTTAGCAGCGCATTATTATGTTCCTATTTGTTCACCTTATGGAATTTGGGGTTTTATTATTACTCCAATTCTTGCTGTAACTCCTCAATGTAAAGCACTACGATGGGTAATTACAACAAGTGGTAATACAATGGAAACAATGTGGATTGTTATTGGACTTTGGGTATGTAGTCAAGTTCCATCTACAATTAATAGTGCATCCAATTCAATTATGAATGCAATAAATACAAATGATCATAATAGTCAATCTATTCAATCAAATAAACAAAAATCCGAATCAAATAAACAACAACCAAAATATAACATAAGGTCAAGGTCACGAAGTTATGACAATATACATGATTAATATAAATTTTATATTCTTTATATAAATACCGATAATAATATTTTAAAAGATATAAAGACATACCTACATAATAGGTTATAATATGCCAAGAAAGCAAGCAGTCACCACACCTACTATTACCAATATTGAACCAGAGAGAAAGGGACTTCCATGGTCTTCAAATGAGTTGAATCGTCTTTATAGTGAGTATGAGATGAAGGAGATGAGTGTTTATGAAATTGCTGCCCTTCATAAAAGAGGAGTTCATGCTATTTTGCACAAGTTGGCAGAGGAATCACTCATTTCAAGCGATTGGAAGGATGCTCGTGGATGGGATTTCAAGGCACCAACTGAAAAAAAGGCACTACCAGCAAAGCCAGTTAAAAAGGCGAAAAGAGTGCAAAAGCCCCTTCTAGTTGATGAAGTGCATGATTATACTGGGTCATGTTCAGATAGTGAGTCTGAGGCTGATGACAGTGATGAGGAATATACATTGGAGGATGCGAAGAGAGATTATTATTCTTCCTCTCTTAGTGATAAGGTTGAATTTTTCAAGAACCTGATTCCTTCTTCTTTGTATCGTTAAAAAATAAATACCAATAACAAATTAAAAATAAATAAAAATTTAACATTATAATTACTATGAATAATGTTAAATACTTTAATTTGATTTGTTGATTAGTAACTCTTTTGCTACATTTTTAATGATTTTATTAAAAAACTTTTCATTTAATCTATATGCATTACTACATGTTCATTCAAGAATACATTATATTAAACTTGTTGTTTATTGATATTATTATCAATGGTTTTACCTTCTTTTAATGCTTCAATAAACTTTGCATTTTGTTCTATTAATAACTCTTTAAACTCCTTGTTCTCTTTCATCAAAAATACTATCAATTCATTTTGATTTATTAGTTGAGCTTGTTGAGTTTGTTGAACCTTACTACACTTCTTCTTATGTTTACATAGACCAGATGAATATAAGTATTTCTTTCCACATAAACAGGCATAATCTATAATTTCTAAGCATTTATCATCTACTGAAGAGACATTCAGAGATGTTGTTTGTGTTACTTGGCTTGCGGATTTCCGTAAATGTTTTGATGTATTCAAATGAATTTCAAAATCATATTTGTTATTGGTTTTTGTATTGCAAAATTCGCAACAAAATTTTGCATCATTTGCGATGGATATTGTATCTATGTTGCATTTTTGTGATTCAATTTGTGATTCAATTTGTGATTCAATTTGTGATGGTTTGGGTTTTAATTTTGTTTTTGTTTGCATTTTTGGTTCTGGAAATGGTTCTATACTATTCAAGTTAGCATTTAGTGATAAAAAATATTCTTGTTCTTTTTTTCTTGCTTCACAACTATCAACACAATTAAAAAAATTAACTATTTCCATATTCCAGTTTTCCCATCCTCCATTATTTCTTATAGTTTCATATAACTTGCATTTGTTGTAAAGCTTATTACAAGCCATTTTATGTTGGTATTTTCTTTGAACAAAATTTGTTGTATGACCAACATATAAATCCTTTATACATTCATCTTTACAATTTATTTTATAAATAATTGTACTAGAATAATCAATGTCATTTTTAGACATTATATTATAAAATATAATAAAATATAATAAAATAATCTTTAAATAATCTTAAAATAATAAGATTTTATTTTCTTGCTTATTGAAATAAGATAAAAGTATTTTTATAATGAATGCATAATTGAGATGATAATAATTTGTTTTTAATACAGCATATTATTTTTTGGAGACAAATGCTGAAGTTATAGCCATTTGTCCTTGTTTCTGGTTGTTTGTTTCTCTCAAGAACTCATCAAACAACAATGCTTTTACTTCACTATTCTTCAATTTCTCCAACTTTTCTTCAAATTTATTTTCAGCAGTTGTCTTCTTTAATTCTTGCACTTCCCTCTTAAACTTTGTAATCTTTCCCTTCTTATTTTTCATTTCCCACATCTTCTCCAAAACAAGAGCAAACACTTGCTGCACTGGTTTCATTATTTGATTCGTAATATAATGCGAATAATCTATCTTTAAATTCGCCTCTTTTATATATGTTGGCGTTTCTATCTTCTCTCCTTGAAGTGCCTTTTTGTTCGGATTATGGACGTACACAAATGGAATGCGGTCCCCTGAACTCGGTTTATTTCCTGGGTCTCTTGCAGTCATTCTATCAGCCAATACTTTGTGAGCAATCTGTTGCGGATTTTTATAACCTGACCTTAGCGATTTTGTAATAACAAGTTTGTCAATTGGATAGGCTTCATCAACAATGTTTCGCAAACAACTGCGTAAGAACTCTGTGGCCTTTCCAATATCTTGCTCCTTCATCAAAATATCAATAATACCACCATAAACATCCTTCACAATGGGTGCATTATCACGCCGCTTCAATACAATTCCCATTTCCTTGCGTTTGCATTTATCTGGGTCTTCCTCATACAGCATGCCAACATAACGCTTCTTTGATAAGAGACAGAACGGCATAAAGGTCTTCTCATATTCCAAATCGTGAGGATTCTTCAAGAATTGTGATGCTAAATGACCTGCTTCTTTTGCAAGTTCAATCGTTATTTCAAGTGCTTTCTTACCCTTAATTGGTTCGCCTTCTGTTGTCTGCAAATTAAATGTGAAGAATACTGAGTCAGTGTTATGAACAATGAGATTCCCTATTCCAGCAGCAAAATGATGATTATCTGTTGTCAAGTCATATACATAATCGTCGTACATAATTTCGGTCATTTCACTTATTACTTCATAAGTAGGTGTTGAACCAATTTTACATGATAATAATTGTGTTCCTAATTTACAATCATTTGGTGATATTTCTTTTCCATCTGGCATCAAAAGTGAGTGGTCATCTGTAACATCCACTTGACTACCTGAACTTGTTTGGATTCTTATCATTTTCTTATGAGATGCTAACTTGTGACGAATTATTCTATGTATCTGCGTCCACCCAAATTCTGTCCAAACCTTAACATCTTGTAGTTCACAATATTCTTTCTCTTGTTTTCCTGGTTCTTTACATTTAATCCATTGTTTCCATTTATTATTATATTTTCCACAATAATCAGATAATCCTTCAATATCAACAATAATTGATTTTGTTTTATTAATAAGAATAGGAATTTTTGTCCATTTCGCAACACTATCACCATATATGTACTCTGCTTTTGTCAAGACAGGCCCATATTTGGAGGTATCACACACTGCATCACCATAAGTCTCCTCTATAATACGCTTCGCATATGTCAGCAATTTGCGACCAGTTGCCGTCGTAGAAGCAGCAATATCTTTCTCATAAAATGTGCTCGTCCTTGCACCACACTGTCCATACAACGAATTCGCCGTTACTTTGTATCCAAGCTGACGCTTATCAAGTACATTTTTCATAAACTCGTCAGTTTGTTGAGGTATTAATTTCCTCGTGGTCTTACGCGCCAATAAGAGCTCTTCCAAAATAGATGGCATGATTGCTCTGCTTCCTTCAGGGAATTGAGCGAATCTGCAAATCTTGTAACCACTTTTCACCTTTTCGGCTGCTGAACTCGCTGATTTGCGCACATATTTGAAGGTGTCATAACAGATATCCACATATTCATATCCTGGTAGATTATCATATATAAATTTTTCACCTGACTCATCAATTTCACCTGTAATAGTCAAGAGTTCATCTTTCAAATTATATTCCTTCGTCCATACCTTACTATCATGTGATAGATTCTCTGACATCATTGAACTGGGATACAATGATGCATAATCTACACAGGCCACTGGATTGTCCAAATACAAATCACATTTTGGTTCTAACACTATAGCACCTTCATACCCTTCATCCATTCCTCCTTTTTCTATTACTGGCATCAACGTATTTTTTTCTCTACATTTTTTGGCTATGTAACTAGTCAATTTAATTCCTTGACCACGCATCACTAGAAAGTTTATAGGAACACTACAA